GCGTCAGGAACAGGAACGAATCGAAAGAGCCGAAAGGTTGGAACGGCTTAATAAAAGGTTCCTTGACACAGAAGCAGAGTTACGCAAGTCCACGAAAGATTATGACGCTGTTACAATGCCTTTTGTTCAGGCGGATATGATTACTCAGAGAGATAAAATGATTATCTATCAATCTGAGAATCCCGCCAAAAAATTCTACGAAATCTGCAAAGCCAAAGCCGAAGCCCTCGGCAGTTTATTGGGAAAGCCTTCTTCTGAAACTCCTAAAGAATCGAAGCCAACAGAGAAAAAACCGGCAGGTCCAAAAGACCAGGAGGTTGCAGAAGAGGAAATGTCTGATGAGGAAATATTTGAACTTGTATTTCCTGACAGGCAGTCACCTAAAACCGAATAATCGGCAACTCTTTTCTTCTGCGCCTATGCCAGTGTAGGAGAAATATAATATGGCAAGCACAACCTTTTTAAGGGACTCGACGCATTCCGATTTAGTCCCACAAAAATGGTCTAAGAAGGATTTCCTTTTTGCGTTCGAAAAGAATCCTCTGATTAATTACATGGGGCCATCGGCAGATGCCGTTATTCAGGTCAATAAGGACTTTACCAAAGAACAGGGCGATAAAATCACTTTCGCACTTCGAGCCTTATTGACAGGTGACGGTCAAACCGATGATGGCACTTATTCCGGCAATTCGGATTCGATGACCTTTTACAATATGAGCGTTCAGCTTCATGAAAGAGGTCATTCGGCTGCGTTGTCCGGCAATATGACCGAGCAGGCCGCTTATGACAAGCTGCGTCCGAAGCTGCAGGCTGCACTTCGTGAATGGGCCGGCATGGTTCAGGCGGCTGATATAATCTCGGCGCTTTCGGGTCTTACCACCAAAAAGCATATTGCCGGATGCAGAACAGGCGAAAATGCAGTTGATGCCAGCTCCAATCAGATTCAAACCGTCAACCAGACCGCGCTTACCAAGAGCGCTACTGCTACAAGATGGTTCGGTGGTGGTCAAAACTCCAGCGGAACCATATATCGTGTTGCCAGCGATTCTGCGATTACATCAACTTCCAATCATTTGTTCGGAACCGATGTTATCGAATATCTCTGCCGTATGGCTGAAAAGACTGTAGATGATAGCGGCAATGCGATATGTCCAATAAGGCCAATAATGATTAACGGCAATCCGCATTACCTTATGCTTATCGGCCCGTATCAAAAGAAACAGCTCCAGGCTGATACCAAATGGCAGAATGCACTTAGAAATGCTCTGCCGAGAAGTGTCGAGGAAAACTGGCTGTTCACCGGCGCTGATGGTATGTGGAACAATGTCGTTATCAAGACTGTGGATAAAATCCATCGAAGGACTGGTGCAGGCGGCGTAACCAGCGATGAGTATTTCGATACTACATCGGATGCCTGTGCAAGTGGTATTACCGTTGAGAGGGCATTGTTCCTCGGTTCTCAGGCTGCATGTTTAGCCTGGGGTAAGATGCCTACCTGGAAGACAGGTTATTCTGACCCGCCTCACAACACTAAATACACCGTTCATACTGACATGATTTATGGAGTCAAGAAAGCCGTTTTCAACAGTGTGGAACATGGCTGTATTTGTTGTGATACGGCGGTAATAGCTGATTAGCACTGCTTGTGAGAATTGGCAGAAAAAGACCGGTGCAGGGGCGTAAGAAATAGGCCTTCCGTCCCTGCCCGGCATTATTAGTGAGACGAATCAAATGAGTATTGCAGTAAGTGATATAAGAACAAGAGTCAGACAGATAACCCTGAGAGATAATACAACTGAACTGAGCGACGATAACATTGACGAAATGATTCTCGAAGCTTGCAGGGAGATATCCAAAAGACTTTTGTGTCTTAAAAAAAGCACAACCGGAACATTGAGTTCCGACGGTACTTACATAACTGCTCCTTCGGATATGGTCAAATCCGATGCGGCAATCATCGAGATTTACCTTGATGATGTTCTTCTGGACAGGATTACTTTTGCCGAATGGCGAGCGGGATATATCGACGGTTATTGCTACCATGACGGTTATATTTATGTAAATCCCACTTCCGACAATGACAGAAGCTATACGCTCTATTATGCAGCAGTTCACAGTGCATTAAGTACGAATCTTGAATTCGATGACGATTTGAAAATGGCTGTTGTCTGGCTTACATGCAAAAAAGTCTATGATAACTATTTTGCAGATGCGAGTGATATTAATCGCTCAAACAAAGCAGAGAGAGAATATGAAAGAGAAATATCCCTTAACGGCCCAGCGGAAGTTATCGTTAGCCGTATGAGGACTACAAGAGAGTGAAATAAATAAAAATGTCAAAAACAAATCCAATAGACCCTAATGTACCTGCTGGTTCGGAAAGCCCGAAACTCGGAGATGACAGAATCCGCATTCTGGCAGCCGCCATTGTCGAAGCGCTCGAAGTTAATCATTACATGGGTTCAGACGGTGGAGCAGGAATAGGTTATAACTCCGACGAGGCAGGCGAACATACTATCATTACATTAAGAGTACAATCCACCCCAACGGCAGAGAGCAATAAAGGAAAGATATACACAAAAGACGCAGATGGCAAGGCTGAATTTCATTTTCAGGATGAGGACTCAAATGAAATTCAGTTTTCTACTAAAGGAAGTATAAAGAAATCTGTAATAGAGGATAAAGCTTTTGTGCCGACAGGCGCGGTAATATCTTTCGGCGGAAGTACAGCGCCCGATGGATGGCTCCTATGCAGGGGACAGGCTGTTTCACGCACTACTTACGCCAATTTGTTTGCCGTTATTGGTACAACTTACGGGGCTGGAGACGGCTCGACAACCTTTAATGTGCCGGATATCCAGGGTTATTTTGTCCGAGGTCTGGACGCATCCGGAGCCGTTGACCCTGACTCAAGGACATTAGGTTCGGTGCAAAATGACGCCTTTCAGGGCCACAAACATTCAGTTTCTCATAATGCACAGAAATACGACGAAAGAGAAGCTTCGCTCGGTGGATATGATTTTAGCGCTCACAGTAATGCAACTATTTCCGTAGGTACTCCGACTTCCGATGGAACTAACGGTACTCCGAGAACTGCGAGTGAGACAAGGCCCAAAAATATTGCATTGAATTATATTATCAAAACATAAAATGAGATTGTTCAGAATCTATAGTCCTATACTCGGCGAAAGAGAGGATATTCCCTGTATATTCCTCAACAAAGCCGTAACCAAAGACAATGAATATGTCCAGATATGGGATGGTGAGATACGCAAGTCTAAGATGCGAACACCTGAACTTCTGCGCACTTTTCATTCGATTGACAGTGTTGATACATCGGCTAATACGATTAGTATTAGCGGAGACGTTACCGCTCATTATAGCAATGGCGATAATATTACTCTTTACGACGATGACGATAATTACGAAACATTCACACTGTCAACAACTTCAAATTATAACGGCACAAGTACAGTTCTAACAGTTACCGGCGATATTACTGCATCCACACCGGTAGATTATGTTTTTAACAACATCAACGTAGCATCAAGCGACCCGACAAGTAAAGATTTCAGAAAAGTCGCCTTCCCGGACGGCAATCCTGCGCTTCGATATGAAACACTTGTTCTTTCTGACGGGACTGAAAGACTTGTAGGCTTAACGAAAGACCATATTTATTACTGGGATACCACTCTGACCAAATGGCAGACCATTTTTACCTGCTCTTCAAGCGCTACATACTGGGATGCCTGTAAATACGGAGACAATCTATGCGCTACGAATAACATTGACAGACCCGTTTACTGGGACGGCAATACGGCAAATAATTTCAAGAATATACCCACAAATTATACGACATCGACATCAAATTACATTGCAAAGGCGAAGTTCATAGCCAGCTATCATAATTATCTGTTCCTGGGTAACGTAGAGCTTTCAGACGGCAACAGATATCAGAACTATGTTTATTTTTCAACAATCGGAGAAGGTCTTACTGCCGGCGGCTGGGTTCAGGAAGCGGGGGCCGATGCCGGCCGTGCTTATATCGAGGGTAATGGCGAAATAACCGGCGGTTTCGGGCACTGGGAAGGCTATCTGTGTGTATTCAAACGAAACTCAATAAGAAAATTATGGTACACGGCTCTTTCTATTCCGTTCGAGCAGTCTGAATTATCGCCGGATATCGGATGTATAGCACCCGGCTCAGTTGGTAATGACTGGTACGGTGAACTTTATTTTTACGGCACTGACAAGGCCATTCACGGAATGACCAGCGGTAATATCAGCAAGGCCATAGACAAAACAGTCAGGGACATTAACCCTGCGTATCTTACGGATATCAGGTTTATAGCCGTTGACGAATACAAAGAATTGAGATGGGCTATACCATACGGTAATTCTTCTACGGCAAATAATAAAATCATAGTCTATCGTCCGGACGAAAAAAGATGGGACTGCGATATGAA